CGCTGGCTTGCCATCCTCACAGAGGGGGCAGACGGGTCCAGCGATCCGGGGGGAGCTCTAAAATAGAACTCCACGGAACGTACACGGCTCACAGATTGCCTATATCCCTCTTTGAGAGATATACGGCGTTCTGCTGAGTCGGTTAACGCACAGTTAGACAGGAGCTCCAATCCTTCAGCCCGCCATTGCGAGTCTGCGGAAAGGACCTTCTTGACCCAGTCGGCGGCTGACTTGTCCAGTAAGGACTGGCCAGACGCGCCTAAGGGGGCAAGTCCTAGCCCGATGATCAACTCCTCTTTAGGACGTTGTGAAAGGTAGGACAGCCACTGTACGTGACGCAGAGAAGCCCGCTTTGGTGAGATGGTAAGACCAATCCCACCGTAGGCTTCTGGTGCGCCTAAAGGCAACCCAAGTCGTTGAGCAAGCATCCACGTATAATAATACGGGGATAACTTCCAAAAGAACTTGGGTATCCTCCTGGTAGGACGCGAGGGGTCACCGCCAAAGGCGGTGGGTTGTGACACCCACGTTACGTGACCCTTGCTACCTCCAGGAGGTGCCACCAAGACTGACGTAGGCCAGAAAGGAACTTCGAACCCGTTTTGGAGAGGGATTTCAGCAATGATACCCCTCGACAAATGGTAGAAGCACTTTTTCCATGAAACTTTCACGGAAAGCTCTTCCAACTTTGTATAATACAAAGTTCGCCGAGCCCTGGTCCAGCGCGGGAGTACGGCGTCATCGCCTATTCCCTTCAGCTTGGCATCGGTACGATTCAAACCACGATACCATCTCCTACGCTCCTTTGGAGTGTAGGGGTAAACCTCAAGTGTCTGCTCTGCGGAACACAGAGTAACCAACATGAGGGGGGGGAAAGATGTGGGATCTCCCATCATCTGCCCCGTGGTAGTGATCGTACCAGGTAGGCCATTCAGGTCGTCGAGCCAGTCATTCCAATAAAGGAGTATGTCCTCGGCGTGACCCAGACCTGTAAGGCCAGGCCCCATTTTCTTGATTTTAACGCCGTGAAACATCTCGGCGTGTTTATCATCAAGCAATGGAGCCTTCGGATAGTGTGTTAGGAGTGACACGGGCTCACAAAGAGTCGGGTCACAGGTGAGGATCTTCTTGGGGCCAAACAGCTTGGAAAACCAACGTCTGTACGGCGCCAGCGAAGGGTAGCGGTCTGCTAACTCTTCGTAGAAGCCCCTTGTTAACCACTCCGGATGGTAGTCGGTGGCGGCTGTAGCGTCCTGGGAATCCCAAGGACCTTGCTCGCCCCTCATATCCACCCGGAGGTCTCCTCCTAACGCCTCCGAAAACCTCGGGTCGCGAATCATAACATGGTCCGCGACTCGACGAAGGATTTGTTGAACAAGGTTAACTGCTGTTAATGAACAGGTAGGAAACCTTGTCTTCAAACCCTTCTCCTCTGCGACTATCGGGAGAATGGGTACGTACGTAATATTTTCCATTACGTACTCTACCGCTATCTTCAAATAGTCTTGCAGATACTCGCCGCATCCGGGAAGTTGCTTTTCTAGCTCATCCCACGGTTGCCTGAAGAGCTTCTCTAGCCCATCCACTCCTCCTTTGTTTGAAGAAGGATGGAGGGCGTCACTGAGTAGCTCCAGGTAA